CGAGCCATCAGGGACGCTTATTTTTACAAAGGGAATACGGCGTCTTTATGATCTACCTGTTTTCACCGCTGCGGGCACTTTGTCATTAACCTCACTCACTGAGTGAGTAACAGTGACTAGCGTCCAGTCGGCCTCGTCAATCTGCTTTTTGAATCCGGTCACTTTAACCGGCACCTCTGGATAAAGATCGGCGCGACCTTTGGCAAGTTGGATAGAAAACTTCGCCGCGCCACGTTGCAGCCGTTCCCAATTGGATTTCGCCGCCCGTTGTGCATTGTTTTTACTGGCGTAAGTGGTGCGCAAGGTCAACACATTTTCATCCGTACCTATCAGATATTCACCCTGTTTCTCTTCTGGCTCTTTTGGCTTGGCAGTGCTTTTCGTCTTGCGTTTACGCTTTACCTTTATTGCTGGCTTTTCGGTGGTGCGGGTATTCAACCAGTTCGCCACGACGCCGGTATATGCGCCCCGGTCAGCCATACTAAATTGATGGCCGTCACCCAAACTGCGGATAATGGTCATCACTGGTATCGGTTTACCGCTGGCGGTTTTCGATTGGCCTTGTTTAATAAATAACAGATTGCCATTTTTAACTGCGGCAATAGCGCCATATTGTTTCGCTAAGCGGGTAATTAAATTACCGTCTGATTCGTTGGTTTGGTCTATATGGTCAACCGCTAAATCAGACATGGCTTTATTTAAATTTCATCAGTAATACCGGTCTCCAGCACGCCCACATCCAGGCGAAAAGTGCCGGGTGCCTCGTTGGTTTTCCACCACTCAATCACTTGGATTAGATAGCCGAGTGGCTCAACTACGCGCCGCAATGCACCTATAGTGCCTTTGCGTTTATGCACAGTGTAAGAGGCTTTAACGACTGCCCGTTTTGTATTCTCCGGCCAGTTCTCATCCCATCTATCAACCGACCACGCCCACGCCAGATAAGGCAATAATTCCAGCGGGCAGGTATCAGCATTCCATAGCTGGCGCAATGGCACATCAATGTCAGCCATACGCGCGCAGGCTTGTGCGGCGGCAATTTCCAGCGGTGTGGAGCCAACGGGTAATAGGCGTTTATTCATCTGAGCCACCCGCCGTTAATGTATAGCCGGTGCAATAAGCCGCTTGTGTTTTATCCAGCACCACATCAACTACCGGCGCGGCCAACTCAACTCGCTGCACCCCCTCAACATGCAGCGCGGCATAAATCGCTGACTTACGAATATCGCGCCCTAATCGGCGCTGAGTGCTGATATAGGTTTGCAATTGGGCCTCTGATGCCGCACGGATAGGCTCGGCTTCCGGCCCCGGGTAAAAATAGAGCGTGGCGTCAATCTGGTATTCCACGATATTAGCGGCATTAACCGTTAATCGGTCGGCTACCGGCCGCACATTTTCGTCATTCAGGGCAGTAAATACTTTATCCAGTAGATCCTGCGGTGCCGTACCGTTGCCCTCGCGGGATAGCACAGTGACGGTAACGCAAGCGGGGGACGGGCTGATTGCGGAGGCGTCAGCAATGCGGCCATCAGCACTACGGGCATGGTATTCATATGCGCCGGTTGGCCCCGCTACGCTCAACCCCTCAAAGGCTTGCGGGATACGCACCCGAAAATCGTCGTCAGACTCCATCACTGCGGTAATGGGTGGGATGGCGTCTGGATTGGCTGGCGTGATGGTAAATCGCTCAATACCATTATTCGCGCCGAGATGATCTAAATCGCTACCAATGGCATGGGCCACCATTACCGCCTGCGCACCCTCTGTAAGCCTAAAAGTTGGTAAGATGGATCCCGCTGGATTTATTAGTCATTTACAAGCGGTTAAAGGAAGTCTCAACAATCCCACGCATAACGCCGAATTGTTGAATATGCTTTTGGCTGAAAGTATCGGTAAAGCAGAAAGAGTACAACAGGCACTAATTTCTACATTTATAGCATCTCAGAGTTTTGATGAAGCCAAACATCGATTCGATCGTATGAATAAGAGTATCAAAAAACTTACGGAGGAAAATTTAAGCACCCTAGTGGATGGCTTCCGAAGAAATAGACAGTTGAACCAGTGTATCTATCTAAATAACAACAACAACAGACTTAAATTTTTTATTGAGCGGACAACAGGCAAGACCGCAATAACAAATGGGAACGAAATAGTTTTATCTGATTGATTAGATCTAAATGCTGAAACTAGCTCCAGCATTTAAAATTACTTCCCTATCCACTCCAACGCCAGATCCCCAATCCATTCATTATCGCCGTCAGTAAAGCCCAATAACTGGCGGCGCTCGTATTTAATCGTTGGCCCGTTTTTTGTGACTTTATCCCGCAAGCCGTAGTGATGCACCCTAGCCAAATTATTGACCGTACCGCTAAAGGTCACTGCGGCCTCATCGGCGTTAGATTCGCTTTTGATAAAACGGGCGGTGCGCAGTTTGGTAAACATCTTGCGCTTGATGCGGCCTTGTTTATCGCGGCGTTTTTTCTTGCGGGCAACAAAGGGAGAACCGTCGGGATTCTGCTGTGCCTGAATGTGCTTTTGTTGGCGCTGGCGAAGTTCTTTAGAGACCTGACGCATAAATGCGCCGCGCGCCTGTGGGGATAATTGCGCCAGCAAGATTGATAATGTTTGGTCTAATTCGTGCAAGTCATTCACTCGGCCCACTCCGCGACAGTTTCACCGTCAACATTCACTTTGTAACTTTTGACAAAGTATTCCGGTGGCACCGGCTCGTCTAGGTGAGTCACGGTGAATACACCCTCTTGCTCTTTCACGATGGTTCGCTCGGTCAGCTTGGGATCAATACTGATATCTCGCAGCTTGTTATCCAGATAATCCACCTCAAAAGTGAAACCATCTGGCCGTTTATCGGGGTTTGCCATGATATCCGGCTGGTTTGTGCGTAACCAATGCAGGATAGGGACGATGATCAAATCCAAGTTATCGGCATAATCCGTAATCACCAGATTTAAGGTGTACTGGTACTCAAAAGATAATGACGGGGCGAGCGTGGCAATAATGACCCCGTTGTCGATAAACACATGCAAGCAATCGGGGCTTTTCCTGATGTACGGCACGGCTTTCATGATATTGGCGCGCAAGGAATCAGGCTTTAGCATCGAAAGCGGCCTCTTGCTGGCAAATAAGTACAGTATCAATCTGCGCGGCACAAGCGTGTAAAGCCGCCTCTAATTGGTCGATATCGTCGTTTAAATCGCCGTTAGTTTGTGGATTGGCCGCCGGAAACAGGCATGCTGTGACCTTCGGGCAGCCATTGACGGTAATCTGTGGCCCCATTGAGGGCGGGGCGCTGACGCAGCCGGATAATATCATCAGGGAGGGGAGCATCAGCCCAACGGCGTAAGGTTTCATTTTCACGGTATAACCTCTTGATTTGGCTATTGCGCTGTGCCAACAACTGATCGGCACTGGCGACCTGTTGCCGTAATTGTGCCTGCGCCTGATTATTGGCATTGGCGGTCAGTGCCAGGGCGATAAGTTGGCTGTTTTTATTGGCTGTCTCGACCGTTTGCTGGTCAATCACTACTTGGCGAGCCTCAGACAAACGGTAAGTTTGCACGCCACCGGCAAGCAGCAAGACGGCGGCAACTGTCCAGGCGAGTGGGGCTGTATTGATAATTTACATGGATTAGCCCGGATATTGACGGGCGGGCAATTGAAAATGCGGGCCGTCTTTAAATGTTGTCCAGTTGCCGCCCCATTCCACGGCGATCCCCAACTCAGCGGCGGCTTGTTTCATGGCGTCAGCCATGGGGTAAAAATACTTCCATTCCCAACTCACCTTACCGTTTGGTAACGGCACGATATCGACTGCATGGCCGGTTAAATGGCGGCTGTTCATGGTCTGGCTGGCACTGTCTTTGACCAGTTCACGCTGGCGCTCCACTGTACGGCAACCCTCAATCACTTTAAAATCAATGGGGGTGATTTCCAGCGCGCGGCGCACGACTTTGACCAAATCAGGATGCACGCCGATCAGATTGCTCTCACTGGCCTTACCGAAAATAAATTTATTGTTTGGCATCAGTGGTTCCCGCCTTTTTGTTGATGACTTTGAATACCAGTTCACGAATTGCCTGTAAGCCAATCAGCCCGATTAGGCAGCTAATAAAGATTTCTACTTTCCCAGCGGCAACTTCGGTTAATGCACCATTCAGCCAAGGAATGGCATCAATCAGATGGATCAGCATCGGGGAGATAACCGTGCGGTAACACTGGCCCGATAACTAATGTTGATGTCTTGCAAGAGCATATTGACAGTGTGATCAGAGGTTTTCGCACGATGCGTGCCGTTAAAGCCGATCATGATGCGATCGAGTGCCTGACGCTTCACAATGGCATCACGGATGCGCGTTTGAAAATCAGGGAATTTAGACCACATGTCCAACTTAGGATAAGGCAATGCGGTGTCAAAGTTGGTTTGGGTGCAATTGTAGCGAGTGCCATCTAAGCCGCTCGGATCAGAGGCTTGCCGGGCTTGATAAATTCCAGCATCACACCTTGGTCTTCAGCCCATTGTGCCAGCGCCAGTGATATCAATTTAGGTCAATTTCGATAACCTGAGCTTCACGGTTAAAATCATCCACGACGTTGAAAGTCCGAAAACGTTGGCCACATGTCAGCGCGTCGTGCATAAAATCAATCGACCAGCTTTGGTTGAGTGCTTCCGGCGTGGCCAGCGGCGCCGGATTACGCACCGGCAGGTGTTGCTTACCTTTACGACGAAAATTGAGTTTTAGCAGACAGTAAATACGATGCACGCGTTTGTGGTTCCAGACGTGTCCCTGCCTGCGCAGCACCTGAAAAAGCTTCTTAAATCCATAGCGTTGATAGCGTTCAGCCGCCTCAGTCAGCCTCTGGATCACCGGTTCATCACGTCGTGTATTCAGTTGATAACGAAACACCGTCCTGCTCAGCGATAACGTCCTGCATGCCTGATGTATGCTCATCGTAACCTGCGTGGTCAGATAGTTGACGAGCTCACACTTTATCGCTGGTTTTAAAGCTTTTTTTCGATGATGTCTTTCAGCGCACGGTATTCCAGACTCAGATCAGCAAAAATCTGCTTCAGCCGGCGATTCTTGTCTTCAAGATCTTTGATCTTTTTGATATCAGCGGGTTCAAGTCCCGTCCCGAGCACCATAGAAAATATTCTAAGTAAAACAAAGTAGTATGAGTATGTCGTTAACCGCCGTGAGGCGGTTTCAGACTGCTGACGAACCCCACTATTTCGGTGGGGTTCTGTCTTTTGAGCGACCGCAGGTCGCGATCGCGATATTTTTCCCCTTC